CTTCAAGAATTCAAGATGTAGGTGTTTACACTAATGATGCAGATGTACCTTACAGATTTGTACCTTGTATGGTAGCAGGACTTTCATACTATTTAGCACTTAAATTTAAACCAGAGAATGTTCAAGCTCTAAAAGCATTGTATGAAGAAGAATTACAAAGAGCATTACAAAATGATGGATCTTCTTCTAGTTTATTTGTAACACCGAGAACTTATTTTCCGGAGATTTAATACATGACTAATTTATCAAAAGGCAGACACGCATTAGCAATCTCTGATCGATCAGGAATGCAGTTTCCTTATAATGAAATGGTAAGAGAATGGAATGGAGCTTTTGTGCATATTTCAGAATATGAACCTAAACAACCTCAATTAAATCCAATACCAATCGGTGGTGACCCACAAGGTTTACAAAACGCTAGACCTGACAGAACTGAGCCACCAACTTTTGATTTATTACCTGAGAATCCTTTTGCAGCATTAAGTTCTTTAGGACTACCAACTAATGTATTAGAGTGTAATTTTCCAAACAGTGGTTATGAAACAGATGATTGGGTTAGATTTACTAATTTAACAAACCCAATTCCTGGATCAAACATAGAGTCAATACAGCTAGAAACTACTTTAGATGGAGATATAAATGATTCTACAACTACTATAAATCTAACTGATGCAACTTATTTCCCTGTAACTGGATATATTACGATAGAAAAAATAGACCCTGTAACTTTACTTTTTAAAAATGAAACTATTTCATATGCAGCTAAAGTAGGGAATCAATTAACAGGGTGTGTAAGAGGAACAGCTGCTAAATTTAGAGGTGTAACTCCACCAAATACAACAGCTGGCTCTCATAGTAATGGTGCTAGAGTGTTCGGAGCTTTCAATATAACAATGATTTCATCAACTATTCCCAATCCTGGTCAACCATCAACCATTACAGTTGAGAATAGTTTTTTCTTTACTACGTTTCAAAATGTTAATACAAGGGAAAATGGAGGAGGTTTACAGTGTTCAGCTGGACCTATAGTATTTAAGGCATAATTATGAATTTTGGAGAATTAAAATCAGACATTAGAAGTTACACAGAAGTAGATGATACAGTATTAAATAATGCTGTTCTTACAACTATTGTAAAAAATGCTGAAGCTAGAATATTTAGAGAAACAGATACAGATGACGCTCGTTTCTATGATACAATTACTTTGACTCCAGGTAATAGAGAAGTTGCTGCACCAGCTAATACAAGATTTATAAGATATATTTACATTAATGATACAAACGAAACACCAGCTGTTAGAAAAAATTTAGAACTTAGAGATACTTCTTTCATGGAAGAGTACTATAACACACCTGGTACAGCGGCAGCTGCACCTAATAATATTCCAAAATACTATGCTAACAGAAATGCATCTACTATTTTTTTAGCCCCGACACCCGATGCTGCTTACGTGTGCCATGTTGCATATGTTAAGCAACCAGATAGTATTACAGCTAGTGACGCGACTACAACTTATGTATCTACAAACTACCCAGATTTAATATTATATGCATGTTTAGCTGAAACTTATGGTTATTTAAAAGGACCAACAGATTTATTACAATTATACGAACAATCTTATGGTAGAAGTATGGCTACATATGGTATAGAACAACAAGGTAGAAGAAGAAGAGACGAGTATATGGATGGCACAATTAGAACTGCTATTAACTCTCCTTCTCCTGGAGAATAGGATAAAATATGGCATCAAGTTATTCAAATGATATAAAATTAGAACTTATGGTTACCGGTGAAAAATCTGGTCTATGGGGTAATATTACAAACACGAATCTACAAATCTTGGAGCAAGCAGCGAGTGGATATTTAAGCTTAGCTGTAGGCGCAGCTGACGTTAATTTAGTATTAACAGATGGTGCTACTTCAAACGGTAAAAATTTATACTTTAAATTAACTGGAACATTAACAGGAAATAGAGTTGTAACTATGCCTGACTCATCAGAAAGAGTTTTTGTTGTAGAAGATGCAACAGATAGATCAGCATCACATTACACTTTAACTGTTAAAACTTTTTCAGGAACTGGAGTTACTTTAGCAACAGGTGCAAAAGCTTTACTTTACTCTGACGGAACTAATGTAAATCAAGGGATGATAAACAAAGGTTATAAGTCAACAACTACTTCTTATACAGCTGTAGATGGAGATCAAATTATTTGTGACACATCAGGTGGTGTTTTAACTATCACATTACCAACAGGTCCTTCTATTGGTTCAGAAGTAAGTTTTATTGATGGTGGACAAAGTTATAGTGTTAATGCTTTAACTGTTGCTCCCGGAGCTGAGAATATTGCAGGTGCTCCAGGATCAATAAATATTTCAACAGACAATGAAAATTTTACCTTAGTTTATGTAAACGCAACTGTAGGATGGACCTACAAAGATGATATATAGGAGGTAAAAATGCCTCTTAGCAAATGGCAAATCAAACCAGGTTATGATAAACAAAACTCCGAAGTTGGAGCTGTCGCACGTTATGTAGGTGGAGACAACGTTAGATTTAGATATTCATTACCAGAAAAAGTAGGCGGTTGGAAAGCAGAAGGTGGAGAAAGTATTTCTTCTGTATCAAGAAGACTACATCCATTTAGAGGTAATGACGGTAATAAATATTTAGCTATTGGAACAGATAAGTTTTTATTAATTTACTACGAAGATAATTTTTACGATATTACACCATATAGAAGTAGTGGTTTTCCATTAACAATTGATGAATTTAAAAACAGTACTTTCACAACTGTTTCAGGTTCTAATGTTGTAACAATCACAACAACATCTATTAATAATATATCTGCAGGAGATATAATAGAATTTGAAAATGTAACTTTACCTGTTGGTACAGGTTATGCAGATTCTGATTTTGAAGATAAATTATATGAAGTAAAAACAATTGTATCAGACACAGAACTTACAGTTACACCGGTTGCAAACGCTACAGGAAATGCAGGTCCAGGTGGTTCTTGTTCTATTATTCCATTAGAAACTATTGGTAATCAAATACAAAAATTTACTTTTGGTTGGGGTACAGGAGTCTGGGGTGGATCTAATAATTGGGGTGAAGATGCATCTACAAATGGTGTTAATGCTCCTCCTGGTTTATGGTCACTATCAAACTTTGGTCAAGTATTAGTTGCAACTGTTCTAAATGGTAAAACATTTACATGGAATCCCGCTGCTGGTAACCCACTCGGGCAGCGAGCGTCTGTATTAACTACAGGTTTTGAAACAGATTTAAACCCAACAAATACTAGAATTACTATGGTGTCACCAACTACAAGACACTTAATTCATATGGGTACAGAAACAACTGTTGGTGTTCCATCGACACAAGATGATATGTTTGTAAGATTTTCATCACAAGAACAAATAAACACATACGATATTACTGCAGGTAACTCTGCCGGTTCACAAAGAATTCAAGATGGTACAAAAATAGTAGGTGCTATTAAATCAAAAGAAGCAATTCTTATTTGGACAGATAACGCTTTATATTTAATGAGACACATAGGTAGTCCATTCGTATTTGGTTTTGAACAAGTAGGTACTAACTGTGGTTTGATTGGACAGAATGCAGTCGTAGAAGTTGATGGTGTTGCTTATTGGTTAAGTGATAAAGGATTTTTTAAATATGATGGATCAGTTAAAACTATTGATTGTTCTGTTGAAGATTATGTTTACGATGATATTGATACAACTCAAAGTCAACAAATCTATGCAGGTGTAAATAATTTATATACAGAAGTTAGATGGGACTATCCATCTTCATCAGCTGATTATAACGATAGATATGTAATATTTAATTTTGCAGAAGGTGTTTGGTATACAGGAAATACACCGAGAACTTCTTGGGCTGATTCAAATGTATTTAGTAAACCGTTTGCAACAGATTTTGATAACACTACAAATGGAGACTTTCCAGAGGTTATAGGTGAGCCTGCAGCACCAAACGGATATGGTAAAACTATTTTATACAATCATGAAGTAGGTGTGGATCAAGAAAACTTAAACGGTAGTATAACTAGAATTACATCTAATATCGAATCATTTGATTTTGATATATCAAATCCACAAATAGGTGATGGCGAAGTATTTTTATCTATGAGAAGATTTATACCTGATTTTAAAACTTTAGATGGAACAGTTAAAGTTACACTAACATTAAAAAGATATCCATCGGATACTGGAATAGCTTCTACTTATAGTTCTTTTGATGTTACATCTACAACAGAGAAAAAAGATACAAGAGCAAGAGGTAGATTTTTAAGTATAAAAATTGAAAACCCTGGTGCAGAAGATGGTGAAAATTGGAGATATGGTACACTTAGAATTGATATACAACCGGACGGTAGAAGATAATGGCTATTACAATTAGAGTTCCCGATCCTACAGAAGAATACGATGCTGGTAATCAAAGACAAATTGTAAGAGCAATTAATAATGTAATTCAACAATTAAACGCTCAATATAAACCTCAAGGAGAAACTTTTAATGAGATAGAACAGCTATCTTACTTTCTAGGTAATGCACCTGCAAAACCTTCAGGCCCTGCTACAGCTGAAGTTGGTGGTGGAGGAGGAGGAGGACTTCCTTACAGCAGGATAGATGTTAATGATTTTCTTGCGTTCAGCGGATATGGATATGCAACTCCGCAGCCCATTCAATTAGATCCAAATAGAGGGTATCTTGTTACAAATGGTTATTTTAGTTCAGGGCCTCCTGAATTTGCCCCTGTTACACCAGAAGCTCTTTTGCCTGTAGAACCGCCAATAGGTACAAAAGTGGGAATAGTTATAAATGGATATGATCTAAAAGTTAGCGCAGGATTTGATTCAGACGGCTATCAAATTAAAATAGATGGTTATGGTTATGGTACTGGATACGTACTTTTAGATAGGTTCGGGGGAGCTGGCAATGGTGCTAGAACATTT